ACCATTGACTGTAGCTGTTCCGATGGTGTTACCACTATCACAAGTATTGGCTGCTGATGAAAAACCACCTAAAGCTGTTGTGTCTAAGACTTCGCTAGATGTCGCTTTTAATCCATAAGTAGTGTCGGTTATATAATCCCTTACACATAGAGCAGGGTTATCAGACCATGCAGTAGATGATGTTCTAGGGTCATAAACTTTTTTACCTTTTACAACAAAAGCCATAGGTGGAATACCACCACCGAATGCTTCAGAATCCACTACCATTTCTATCAACATATAAGACATGCCAATAAACTTGTCTGAAGATGTTAAAGATGTGTTATTTACAATAGTTGAATTAGCTGTAGTTTGAGAACCATCTACAAAAACATATCTAACCAAAGAACTTTGTACACCAAATTTATTTTCATTATCAGCATTAACAAATTTACTGTTAGTAGCATATTGAAATCCACCACTAGAAGTAGTAGTTAGAATCTCATCGTTAATAAGTACATCTTCAAGACCTTCTACTTCATGTCCTGCCAAAACAACTATCATAGATAGCTTGTAATTATCAGTTCCTGAGGTTTCTATATGCGTTATTGCTCCTCCGACTCTTGCTTTTCCATATATTATTTGTCTTGGTGCTGCTGCAGACCTAGATGCTATTTTTGTACCAAAGTTTTCAGATGCAGTAGCTTTAACACCTTTAGATAATAAACCACCAACTAAAGTTGAAACTGCTGACAATCCTGCAAGTACGTACGTTTGTATACCTGCAATAGTTGCACCAAGCATAGTTGCTGAACCTAATATACCTGCTAAAGCCAGACCAGTTGTTACTAAATATGTAACTACAAACACCTTTACTGCTGCTTTTACTGCTTTAGCCATTAGAAACTCTCCAAATAGATATAATGTTTACATTTTGTTTAGCAACTACCATGTCATCTGATGGTGTTAATACTTTAAACCCATCTGATATACCCACTAATTCTGATTCTTCTTTATAAACTACTAAATCGCCTTTTTGCATAAATGCTTTATCAACTTGCATTACACCTTTTTCTTTACAGGCTTTGGCTATGCTTTTAGATAGAGTTTTCCCATATTCTTTGATTGATCGCATAGCTTCTGCTTCTGTTTTCCATTTTAATTGTTTAGGTATTAAATCTTCACCAGTCATAGCCTTAATACATGCATTAGCAAATTTACAGCAATCCCAAGAACCCCATGCAAAACCTTTGAATCTATTTTTTGCTATAAATTCATCAAGCAAAATGTTCCAATCTGTTTTTTTAATTAGCACTATCTTTCTTCCTGAACACCGACATTTTTACCATTATCTCTACCACCACCACCACTACCACCTGTACCTGCACCTGTGTTACTAGAAGAACGACCCCATATAATCTCTTTATCCTGTAAAGATTGAACTCTATCAAAACAGGTATCTCCTGCACTTATGTATTGTTGTGATTCTTTGGTATATCTAAGATTAGATGGTCTTTCTAAATCTATTAATCTGTTTTCAGCATCTACAGTAATTATAGAGCCATTAGGGTCATCATTTACCACCATTGATTGCATACGACCTTTAAATAAAGTCATAGTGCCTACAGTGGTGTCTGTTCCACCTGAAAGATATCCTAAGTAAACAGTTATAAATCTATTTTGATAGTTTTCTGTAAGTGCTAAATCAAGTACAGTTGCATCCATACCTGCTAAAGCAACAGATAAACCACTAGATTTTAATTCTAGGGTGTCTTCTATATTAGATACAGACAATAAAGTACCAACACCAGTATATGTGCCACCATCTATAGTAAGGTCATAATCACCTGACCATAATCTTATAGTTTCTGTGTCAAACTCTGCTTTGACTGCTAAGAATAATACTTGATGGTCTGCTTCAAGGTAGCTAGTAATAGAACTATCTATCCCACCTCTATTTGACATTTAAACTACCTCAATACAAGAGAAAGATATTCCATAGTTAGAGATATTATCAGCATCCCAGTCAACATCTTTTGTTGTCAATCTAAATAATCCTTTTGGAGTTGCGAATCTTACTAAATGATTTTGTGTAATAGCAGTTCTTAGTTTTGGTTGTATCTTAACCCCATAAGTATCTTCACCACCTATGACATTTAATGTTGCATCATCTGTAACCATTACATACTGAACAGGATTTGCACCTGCTGTTGAACTTGATGTTATTTGTAAGTAATCGCCTTTTTTAATAGTTCCTGTTGCAGAGCTTGAACTTGCTGATAAATTAATTCCTGTAGCACCTTTCTGATTAGATTTGATTGTGCATCCTGTTTTATCTGCTTCTGTTACTAAACCACCTGATTCAGATTCTACGACTACTGTATATGAATTAGTTTTTGTAGTTATTTTATGTGTTCCATTGTTTTCAGGATTAGCTGAACCTGTAACTACTATAAAGTCTCCAACAACTGCATTAGCAAAAGGTGTTGTATTAGATGGTGCTGTTATTGTTTGTGTTGTAGATGAGAAGTCTAACTCTATGCTTCCTTGATTGATTCTATCTTTAGCCTTCAGATCATTAGCATTATATGTACCTTGATTAAGTAAAGCATCAGGGTCTGCAAATTTAAAATGATTTACAGGACCATTTAGCTCTAATAAGAATGACTGCCAATTTTTAGCAACATCTCTGCGCATTGGTGGTAGATTGACTGTTGCTTCCCAAAAAACACCATCATATTCTTGTGTTCTTATTTTTCCTGTATATGGAGAAGCCACACTACCGACTGCCCTTCTTAAAACAAAGTTACTCCTAATAAAATTAGGGGTACTTGGCATTGTTACTATTTTAGCCACCGACTAGACTCCTTCTAAAGTTACCACCACGCATTGCTGATTCCTGTACTGCTGCTTTAGTTACATCAGCTATCTGTGGCATCATTTTTGTTACTTCTGCTCTAACAGTAGATACAACGCCTGTGGCAAAGTTTACATTTTGATAAATATTTATAGGTGTACCACCACCCATAGCGTTTTTGCTGTTCATGTTATTCATAATAGTACCACCAGTATTAGGTACAAATATTTCAGGACCACGTTCTCCTACCATATAAGGTGAACCACCTTGTACTGTTCCACCACCTGCTTTTTTTCCGAGAGAAATTGTAGGTAAAGCATCAGTTTCTGTTAATCCAAATACACTATTTAGAATTTTATTAACAACAGCCATCTGTAAAAAAGTAGCTATGATTTGACTTACTATGTTTTTTGCAAAATCTTTAAAACTATCCAGTGCATTTTCTCCTGCTAGTAATGAATTTACAAAATCAGTGGTAAAGGCATTTGATGCACTAATAATAGTTTGTTGCATGGTATCTGTAAAACTAGTAGTTTCTGCTAACTCATCTTTTGTTTGCTGTAAAAAATCTAAAATTCTTTGTATCTCTTCATCTGTAGCTATTAGTTGACCTGTCTCACCAAGTTTACCTCTCATTGCTTCAACTTTTTGCATCTGTGTGTCTATCTGTTCCAATTCAGGTATTGAATTTTTTAATAGACTATTAAATTCTGACATAAAATTAATATCGCCTTCTAACAAAGTGCTAAGACTAGTTTTTACTTGTTCAGAAGTTTTGTTACTTTTTGTAGTGAGTTCATCAAGCAAAAAATCTATTTCAATTATTGCAGCTATAGCATTTCTTCTATCGGCTATAGGTTGTCCACCTTTGCCTTTTTTAATTTTTGCTTCTGCTACGTTTTGTTTGTCTTTTTGTTCATTTCTCATTTCACGAAGTCTAGCTTCTTGCAATGCAGGGTCAGTTTGACCTGTAATATCTGCTAGAGTTTGTCTGCCTGTCACTTTTCTGATAACTTGCCCTATAGAATTAGCTAAAGCTGTTAATCTATCTGCTAATCCTTTTAAAAAATCTCCTAAACCACTTTTAAATATCTCATCAGCTAGTTGTTTAAAAGCAATAACCATGTTTGATGTTTTTGTTGACAAGTTATCCATCTTGTTTTCCATTGCACCACCAAACTTTACTTGTAATCCATCAGTTAATATCTTAACCATTTCTGCTGCACCTTCAGCAGTTTTACCGAACTGTGAAAGTTCTTCTCTACTTTTACCTAATGCTTCAGTCAAAATTTTAGTTGCAGGTATACCTCTATCGTCTAGTTGATTAATTTCTTCAAGACCCATACCACCTGCTGCTGATCTTTGTACTATTCTAATTAATGCTTCAAATGCACCAAGTTGGTCAATAGATGTTGATGCTGTATCAGCAAATGTCTGTAGCATATCCATGCTTGGCTCAATACCTGCTGACTTTAACTGTATAAATGCTTTTGTAGCATCTTCTATTTGAAATGGTGTATTTTGAGCAAACTGAAAAACTTTTTCCATTGCTTTATCACCTGCTTCAATACTTCCAAATACTTGGTCTAATGAATCTTTTAAATCTTCAAAACCTGCACCAACTCCTGCTATCACCTTCATTGGTATAACCACTGCTGCAATTGCAGCAGCAGCAGCAAGAGCAGGACCTTTGACTTTTGACAAACTACCTGCCATTGAACCAAATGCAGCACCACCTGCTGCACCTGTGACTTTAATTTTACCTTCTATTTGTTTTAATTCTTTTTGAAGCTGTTTAGTATCAGCTTTGATTTGAATAATTAATTCATCAACTTTATTAGCCATCAGGATATAACTCCATCATTTCTTGCAACCTATCTGAATCCATAGGTGCTTCTTTTTCTTCACCACTTGCATGAAAAGTCTTAAAACCTGATATTGCT